TCTGCTGTAGCATCATCTTCTTTCATCAGTTTCGTAAGTGTCATCGCTGATTCCTGTAAATGTTTTAGTATAAAGAATTGCTCATAAGATACATTTGATGAAAACCACCCTATGATATTTTCTCTTACGCCGTAAGTAACCTTATTTACCTTATGCGGGAAGATAATTGGAAATACAGCCGCTTGTCCCGCTTGTAACTTAGTACCTACTTCTCCTACTTCTGTCTTTATTATAAACTCTCCACCTTCATAATCATCATTCAAGTTAATTGAGAACCCGTAGTCATAGAAAACATTGTTAGACTTTGGTGATGCTTTAAACGAATCTATATGATAATCGTAAAAGTCTCCTTCGGTGTACCTGTTGTAAAAATTAACTGATACTCTATTGGGACAGTAGACTGAATCTATGTAAGAGTTATTATACAGAAGATCAGGAACGATAGTTTCTTTATTCTGTTTGATATCGTAGAACTTACTAATAGCTTGTGTTTTCTTTCCATCTGCGAATTTATTATTCGTAAGTTGGTTTCGTAAGTAGACTGTATCTTCTTCGTCTAGTAGCTTTAAAAACATTTATTACCTCATAATTTGAACACAGCAAAGAGGATAGTGTAGGGTTTTTAAAAGGAACCCTACAAAACCTTTACTCAAGTGTTACGTACCCGTCGTCACCGTAGCGGATTCAACAGGGTTCTTAGATACATCCACTAGGACAACATGCGCTCGAAAACGCCATGCAGCCGAATGGCTTGATCCAGCATCAATAACGAGCATATCAATTGTATCAGCAGCAGTAAGCAATACTGGACTAGAGGCAGTTGCCCCAGCCGCTGCACTTAGAAACGGTGTAATTACAGCCGTTGAGGCTCCACCATCAATAAGACAATCAACATCTCCACCAGTAAAGCCAAGATCAAAAGTGATCTGACCATTACCAGATGCTTCAAGAGTTTCGATACACCCACCGACAATCATAGTATCAGCAGGTAGGTCCATCATTTGTACGATATCACCTTGAGATAGATCAGTATTATCTACCGCATCATAAACAGGTGAAGTCATAACGTACGCTTTAGCGACACCAGAGGGATGACCCGAAGTACCGCCACCGGTATGAGTAGCATTAAAAGTAGCCATAATTTAGTCCTCCCTTACGTATTCAAATCAGGAACGCCAGTAAAGACGCCCTTGAAGCCAGTGCCGGAACCGCGCAGTACCTTGCGACCAAATACGTGCAAACCACGCACGATGTCCGCAAAGCTGTCCGGATCACGAATAACTTCGGTTTTAGCGATGTGAGATGCAGTAGCAACCGCACTCATATGACCGCCTAGTACAATCGTCTCACCGCTAGTCGTACTCGGACCGAACGTGTGAGACGCAGCAACGCCAGCAGTACCAACCGTGATGACGTTAGACTGATACAGAGAGAAGCCGTGAATTTTACGGGACGTAACAGCACCGTTCATCAAAGCCGACATATTCTCACCAGTAACACTAGCATCCATCAATTTAGCACTTGCCTTACGGAGAATCTCATAGAACTGCGGGTTCGCCACAATCCAACGATTATCCTCCGGTACGTCATTTTCATCCAACAGGCGGGCAAAGGCGCTAAGATAATCAGCAGCTTCATCCCCTGTGTTGCAGGAGATCGCAGAACCGGCAGCACCAATAGAAGAAGTATCAGTAGCCGCGTTGTCATTAATCTCCTTGAGAATGTTGTAATCGTACGCTTTCTTCAAACCGTACGCTCCCGAAGAAGTAGACAACGATTCCCAATTGACGTGACTTTGCCGTTCCTCAATATCGTCAACCTTAAAGGCAAAGTAGTTGCCCTGATCGACGGTCAAGGTGATTTCAGTATCAGTAAGGTCTTCGGTGTTAACCACAGCGCCGCGAGTGTACGCGGAAACAGTGACCGTAGGCTCCTTAATGATCTTTACAGTATCGCCGAAATTCTCAATTTCACCCGCATAGTCGGTGTTTGTAATTGCTTCTGCAACCGATGACCTACGGAAGAACTTAAGTACTTTCTGGCTGTAGATTGACGGATTCCATTTACCATTTGGTAGATTGGAATATCCCGCCGCTGCTCCAACAGACATAATATGTTCTCCTTATTATTATTGGATATTGGGGTTTTAAGCTATTCTTCCCTCCCTATTCGCCGTTTCGATTTCCTTTTCGAATTTTTCGAACTCATGCGGCTTTAGTCGGGAAATTTCAAGGTTAGTCCAAACTTTTTTACTATCAGATACGTTGCGATCAGACGATGTACGTGTCTTAGTAATAGCCACCGCTGCGTCGTTACGTACTGTACTCTGTTTAGGTTCCCCCTGCGAGTGACCAGTATCTAGCTTGTACAAATCAACCACACGAGCGGCCCAATCAACATCACTTTTATTCTTATACAGACCGTCAGAGATGTTTTCCGGCTGTACGGAAAGCCACTCCTTGAAAGAATCCGTTTCCTTCAATTCAATGAAGTCGGGATGCCTGATTAGCAATTCCTGTTCTGAAACCGTCTCTCGTGCTGTTTGCTCATTTTCGCGTAGGTGCTCGATTTGCGTTTCAAGTTCTGATACACGTGAACCAGCTTCTAGTTTAGAAACGGATTGCATTACAGAGAAAATCTCAGGATACTCCGTCCTGAATGATTCCAGTTCTTCGGCTGTTTTCGGAAGTTCGGCAGGAACACGTTTCTGCGCTTCAAACTGTGCTTCCAATAGTTCCGTATTCTGTTTCCATTCATTCTGTTTGGTGTCATGATACCGCTTTAGATCGCTGTATCTTTTCTTCCAATCGTGATCCTGTTCGACTTTCTCGACGTGACCCGTGGAAGTGTTCTTGCTTGCACCAATTACGGCGTCAAGATCAAGAGGTTCCGTTGTGTCGTCGTCAACTGCTAAATCCTTTCGATAAGAATTTTGATATGGGGTAGGCTCGGTGCCCTCCTGTTCAACTAAGGTTGTGTCACTCATTTTTTATTTTCCTCCAATACGGGCCAATAGTTGCTTATTTTGTGTGTACACGTGTGTATATTGGGTAGCCGTGTTGTTTTGGTGTGTGTTTTGATGGGGCCAAAAAACGTCGGGTGTCCATCGACTAGGTAATTTCGTATTTTACTTTAAATAGCGGATATAAATCCACCATGTTGCTTATGAGGGACAGGAAAAAATTCAGGAAAGAAATCCTTAAACATTTCGTTTCTTCTTACAATGGGAATCAGATTACCCTGTTTGTCTCTCTCGTTCCTTATAAACTCTTTTTGGACTATTCCTTCTTTGTCTTTAACAAGAGCATCAATAAACTTTTCATACTTAGTAAGCCCCGTTTTTGTATCTTCGTATACATTATATTTTCCTCCACCTAAGTTGTAAGCAAAATCGACAAGTGCCTCTTGTTTCCTGCTAGATATAGAATCAAAAGTACCTTCTCCTAATTGATTGTCTACAACCATACGTGCTTCTTTTGATGCTTTCGTTAATCTTTCCTTAAATAGAACATCTAGTTCTTTTTGTGTTATGCCATTAGTATATTTACCTTTTTCGATTTCTATACCATATCCAATTTCATCGTGTGTTTTTTTATTCAGTCCTTTTGAGGGATAGGGATACCACTTCCCATTTTTGAATCCTTTACTACCGATATTTTCAACAGATATCATATATTCAGTAAATTCTGGAGAAGCTCTAAATGGAGTGGCTGGTTGTTCTAAACCACCATATTCTTCAGCATCTTCTGCCGAATTATGTATACGAGGCGGTTTATACTGTGGAATACGAACATAACTTTCTTCATCTACTTTGTTAACTTCTGAATTAAATTCATCTTCTTCTGCCGTATATACAGGGATCGGCTTATCCTGTGGAATAGGAACGTCTGCAAAACCTGTTAAACCACCTTCATGGAATTTTTTTTTTGAGCCGACACTAAGTGGGTTGGATACAGGAAGGGAAGTAGCAGGAGCATTAGGAGCACCCGGCGCAATACGTTGTTGTTGTTGTTGTTGTTGTTGAGCATTAGGTACAAACCCTCTACCGCGTCGTTGTTGTGGTTTTCCACGTGTAGTAGGTGTCTTTGGTGGTGAGGACATAAGTGCTAATCTAAACGTGTCTTCTGAAAAACCCGGAGCTTGTGGAGCTTGTAGAACTTGTGTAGCTTGTGGAGCTTGTGGAGCTTGTAGAGCTTGTTGAGCTTGTGGAGCTTGTGGAGCTTGTGGAACTTGTGTAGCTTGTGGAACTTGTGGAGCTTGTTGAGCTTGTTGAGCTTGTGGAGGTACGCCCCCACCTAATGCGTATCCGACAAAACCGCCCTGTTCAAAATTTGACGGTTCAACAAGTTCTGGACGAGACACTGGAAGATTGCTTCTGTTAGGTATTTCTGCTTCGGGTGAAAAAGCGCGTGGATCAGTTTGTGCTACGTCACCTTCTTGCGGTGGCACGAAGCCCTGTGGCTCCTGTGGCATTTCTTCGCCACCCCTTTCTGTTTCTTCTGCCTGTTGCCGTTCAAACTCTACAATTCCGCGATTATTTATTTTCTCTAATCGGTCCTTGCCAATAATCTTCACAAGAGCGGGGGGAATAATATACTCACCTTCTGATACGCGAACTTCTACATCTTCTCCTGTTGGTGATACAAAACCACTTTCTCTTGTTTTCACCAGTATATATTTCTTTGCATCATCAATTAACTTTTCGATATCTTTGATACCTGCCAATTCTACAGCATACGAATTAAGTACAAAGGAACCTTCTGGAACTTCCGCATCTACATTATCTCCACCCATATCTCCATTTTGTGCAGCGTCAACTTGATCAACAACAGCTTCCTCTGGTGATCCTACAAAGCCCTCTGGATCAGTCTCCTGTAAGAGTACATCCCCACCTTCCTGATAGCCTACTATTCCTCCGCGTTGCCGAAGTTCCATTGATTCATCAGTCGGTTCATATATCTCTTTCGGAAGAGTATGCAGACGATTAATTTCACTCTTAATATCATGCTGTTTTCTTACATCCGTAGTATACTGATACTCTTTTGGAAGATTATCTCGTCCGAACATTTTAGAAAAATCTTCAATATCTTCATCTTTTTCAACATCTAGTTTAGTAGAGGCTATGTAATCAGTTGGGTCTACTTCTCGTGAGTATCCGTACAATTGCTTCAATAGCGGAAATGCGCGTAGTAGTGCCCTGTTCTCACGTACGTACGCTTGATTTTCTTCGCTTTCTGGATTTCGTACAAGAGACAAGATAGTTTCCGGACCCGTCATTACACCGCCCGCCATAGGTAAACCGGACAGTATACGCATCGCAGAACGGCTATTACGATCTGTTTGCGGGTCAAAATCAAGTGACGGGTCGTCGTACTGTGGATCAAGATGCTCTGTAGACATACGGCGAAGTTCGCTAATCAAGCGAGGTGGTATGTTATCTAAAGTACTTTGTATGCTATCATTTGGTTGATTTTTTATCATTGTATTATTTTATTAACCCCCAGCTTCTGGATGTATATATACTCCACTTCCTACAACTCCCCTATCATCTACACTATATTTTATCGGCATTGGATCACCCGGTGCCATACTCTGTAATTGATTTTGGTATCGTGCCTCAAGATCACTGTACGGATTAATCCTAACAGGATCACCCGGAGCACCGGGTGCCTTCTGCTCCCCCCATTCAAACGCCTCTTTTAGGATACCCGTATTTTCATTTACAAATTCGGAAATATTGGATGACCATCCGATAATCTTTTTTCCTCCAGAAGTGTGCTTTGCCCCAAAGGGTAGCTGTCCCCCACTAGAAGCAATTTTAATAGTATTTAAAACTGTTGGATTATTCCAAATCATCTTCTGTATTTCCTTTAGCGTATTCTCACGATCTTCTCCTGATTCATTAATCGCTTTTTGAAAATAATTCTCAAGTTGATTTGCCGAACGTGCATCCGCCGTGGGGTCTTTTTTTGCAGCCATACGACTTCTCATAAACATAGCAAATCCGGCAAGCGCAGCCGCTGCCCCTGCTACTCCCAGTATGGAACCTGTTCCTGCTACTCCTGTTGCTCCACCTGACATTCCTCCCATTTCCACTAACGTACCCGCTGACGTAAGACCACCCATACCAATACCACCAGCGCCCATTCCGCTTGCACCCATAAGACTACCAGCTATACTTGCAGGTGCAGAAGTTGCAACAAACGGCGCTGTGGGTGCTACTGCCATACTACCACCATAAGCAGTAGCCGCTGCTGTTGTTGATCCTGCTGTTCCAAAACCCGGACCTATTCCACCCATTTCTACTAACGTACCTGCTTGTGTAAGACCACCTTGCCCTATTCCTCCAGCACCAACACCACTATGTCCTAATATCTGACCAGTAAAAGTTTCAATCGTAGGAAGATTTCCTATTGGATCATCACCGAAAAACTCAGAAACAGTATCCATTAGTTTACCGGGTGCATCAGTAAAATCCTTGAACATCTTTTGTAACTCTTCTGGTAATTTTCCTATTATATCCATATCTGACATATCAGCTAATTCATATAATTTCTTAGCACCATAGCACCAGCTAATATACTACCAAAACCCATCCCACCACCATCATCACCATACGCTGCAAGCGCAGCCGCTAACGCTCCCCCACCTGCAATTGTCCCCCACGGGATATCACTTTCTCCTGAACGGGGTGAACCTACGCTGTATGATGTACTGTCACTAGGCAACCCAGCACCTACGGGTGCCAATGACGGTGGTGATACAAACGAAGGTGCGGCATACGCGGTAGGTGCGGCAAATGTCTGTGGTGAAGGAATATTAGCTTGTGTCGTAGCTTGTTGCGTAAAACCCGAATTCACCGGATTCGCAGATTGCTCAGATTGTACAAACCCTGTTTGATTATGTGCTACCAT